CTATATCTGCTGTCGAACACTCTGTCGTTAAGTAACTATACACGCCACTTTCAAAAGGTGTATATACATGAAAAATACCCGCCATACCTTTATTGTCAGTAATCATAAGTCTTTCAAAAGATGATTGAGCTACATTTCTGTATTCTGTAAACCCTGCGTCTGTTCTTGGGTGGAAAGTCATAGCGTCGTATGTCGTAGAAGTATCTAATGTATAATCTGTTTTCATAAATCGCCAATTAATCCAATTACCACCATGATTAGTGTCAGTATTAGCATTTAGATATACTTGATAATAAGAATATTTACTAGAAAAAACATCAGGACAATCTATTGTAGTAGTTCCTTCGGCGCCCTGAAAATTTCTAATAAATTCTAAGTTTGTCATGATATATTTCTTCCTATGTAATTTGGGAAGTCTTTTAGACCATATAAACTAACATTGACTTTAGCTATATTTCCTGACGCCCCATAAATTAAAACTCTAAATCCGTCAACTAGATCTTCTGAACTTGTATCGGCTGATCCAAACTCTGAAAATAGATGACCACCTGAATAATATATTCCTGCCGAATAATTAAAAGCGCTTGTTTGTTTTTGTCCATTACCTGCATTAAATATCCACATATAACCGTTAGCTGTGTTGCCTGCTGTATTAGAAGGGTTAGTTCCTAGTCTTAATGCGTTTTGTGATGTTGAACGACTATCACTATACGATCCGCTATCATACATAATTGTAGTTGCAGTTCTATAATTAGCAGTTTGTATAGTCCCATTATTAAAAACTCGAACAGCAAATCTATGACTACTTGTAACAGGTGTAAAGTTATTCATTAATATTAGGTGTGCAGAATAATCAAATTGCTTTATATCTAAAAAATCATAACTAGCAGTAGAACTAGATATCTCAACAGTTTCTATTAATTCTAAAGACTTATTATCGCCTGACCATTGTTCTAATGATTTTAAATATTCTATATCATCAACATTAAATATTCCTGAATTAGCCATTAGTAGTACCTTCCAAAGTAAAAGCAGTATTTTTAAACTTTGTATTTAATGATACATGAAACTTTTTAAACCTTTTTAACAAATCAGATCTTTTATTAATATCAACAATATCTAATGATGTCTTTTCTCTTTTTATAGGTAAATACATAGCTAAAGGCGTGCCTTTTTTAATTAATATTTCTTTGTCATTAGAAGTTATTATGATTTGTAAATTAAGTTCATGTATTTTATCTGTGTCAAAAATACCATAAGGGACATACCAATCATCGTTATAACTGTATGGGACTTGTTGTTGTATGCAACTATATTCAGGATCAGTAAAAATTGTATAAGGTAAATTAATTTTAAAAGTAAATAGATCTTTAGCATGATCAGGAACATAATCTATAAATTGATCGTTAGTATGTACTGAAATATTTTCTTGGTTTTCATACATAGTTTTCCAATTATAAGAAACTTCCCAATTATATTGATCAGTATCTTTATTATATTTAAGTAATATATCGCACGGCGAAAATATTACATATCCATTGTTAAATACATTTAAAAAACTAGAACAGCTTTTAATCGTTCTACCTTTTGAAAGATATTCAAATTGATGATCTATGTCTATATTATTTTTAACTTCTTTATACCATAAAGGAACTACATCAGAAATATGCTTAGGATATGTGCTTTTATCTTCTACTAACCAATCATCAGTTATTCCTATTGTTAAATTACTCATCTACAGAAATCCAATCATTAGTTTCCTGATCCCAATTATAAGCTACAGTATCATGATCACTTGGAAGATCAACAGGTGCTTTCCATAACCAATCTGTTTCATCTAATATCCAATTATCATAAGGCTTAGGCGGTATAAAAACATCATTATCAGGATCATAAGTATCGCCGATACCTGCAAACTTATTTCTTATACTACTATTATACGAAGTTCTTTTTACTGTCTGACCTTCAACATCAGAGTAATATTCTTCCCAACTAGAATATTCTTCAGGTAAATTAGTTAGATCATCTTCATCTATTCCGACTATTACTCGGACAACAACATTATTATTTAAAATTGCATAATGAGCCATTATTCACGCCACCAAATATAACCACTACCCGCAGTAAAAGTTACTACGGTATCTGCACCGTCAGTAGCGCTAGTTTGAGTAAGTCCTGCACCTACAACTATATTAGCGTCTGTGCTTGCATATCTTATAATAACTACACCTGATCCACCATTACCACCACGCCTAGATCCATAAGCAAAATTCTGATAGGCACCACCCTGACCACCGTTACCATAATTAGCAGTACCGTTAGATCCGTTTCCTGTTCCCGATCCACGACCGCCCCCGCCTGCACCTCTAGTTACTGCTGATCCTGTTATGGAAGATGATAAGCCTGCAACACCTGAAGTACTATGGGTATAAGTACTACTATCGCCCGACGCACCGCCACCCCCACCGCCCGCGCGTGATCCATAAGAAGTAGAAGTACTAGCATTTCTTCCAACACTTCCCATAGTTTGTTCTATATGTGTTCTTTCATTAGTAAATTTACCTAGTGTTTGTATTGTTGGACTTATTGTACCTATTTGAAGATTAGATCTACCACCGCCACCGCTACCGAAGACGCCCTGATTTATTGGATTAGTTTCGCTGTTCCATATAGCGCCACCACCACCAAGAGCAATTACATTATCAAATATTGTTGGACTTCCATTGTAACCGTCGAACTGACCGCCACCGCCAGTATCGTTACCACCATAGCCACCGCCCGCACCAATAGAAATATAATATTTTTTAGTCAATCCAATATATTTAGGTGTAAGTGTTGAGTTATTTCCCCCTGAATTTTCTGACGCGTAGCTGTTTAAGTAACCACCTGCGCCACCCCCCGCGCCCTGTGTGTTAGATGAAAAAGCACCTGATCCACCGCCACCACCGCCAATCACTAGGTATTCTATTTCAATATTTTCTATTGGCGTTGGTGTACCGCTAGTCTGTTCGGGTACTGATCCTTTGTAATTAAATTTATTAAATTCTGTCATTATCCGTCCACTCGATATAAAGCAAATTTACCTTCTTGTATATTTCCGCCATTGAAAAGTAAAGTAACACCGTTAACTAAACTGTTTTGGGTATAAGTACCACTTGACATATATCCTACAAGTTCGGGCGATGAGTTATATTCTATAGATTGAAAATTTATAGAAGTATGATTACTACTATCATAAGCACTATTTATTAAACAATGTAAGTTAAGTTGCTCTCTAGAGTTATTTCCTAAACCCGTTGATAAATCAAAAAATGTTTCGTTAGTATATCCTGTTCCTGCATAACTTCCCCCCGCTCTTAGTTGGTATCTACTTCCGTCATAGTCAGCACTACTGACAGGATTACCACTTTCATTAAATCTTAATTTAAAATCTGTTGGATCTGTTTCAGGAATTACATTGTTACAGATTAAAAGGTAAGGACAATCTTTATCAATTCCCCCTAATTCAACCGACGCAGTAGCACTACTAACATGAACAAAGTTAACTAATCCAAGTTTTCCTAAACTCATAAGCTATTCCTAATTCCATAAACCTGACAATTAATATTATCTAAAGTACCACCGTTAGCCGTTTTTAAAGCAAATCCACTAATCTTATAAGATTTATTTAACATAGAAACAGCAACCATATTAAAACTTGCGTTAGATGAGCTAAATCCTGCGTTTAGTGTAGTTAAATAAGTTCCTACATTTTCATTAGTTGGATTATAAATATAAAAATTAGAGTTAATTCCTTCGTCATCTACTTCGCCAATACCTCTTACAACTGTTGAAGTAGTTGATTTACTTTCGCTAAAACCTGTGTGCGCATACATTAAGTACCTAGCATAAGAATAGTTACTTCCGTCTATATATCCCTGACCGCCGTCTAAAAATCTTAAATCTAAAGCAGTATTACCACTAAAACCATTGTGATTAGTTACGCAATAATAAACATCAAAATCATCAGTAAATACATCTTGGACTAAAAGTTGTGTAACACTTTCCCCGCTAACATCAGCAATTAAACGCATAGCACTCATAATTTATACCCATATAATTTTATAGTGCCTGCGTCTGTTGGTGTTGGTGTAAATATTTTTATTGCGTTAATAATTGTAGGAATTTCATTACAACCCCCGCCGAAACTCATATCTTCATCGCCATACATTACACCATGAAAACTAACATAGGTTTTAGAATTAGGATCGCCTGCGCCACTAACTTTTATAAACCCATTAGCATATTCAGTATCGTTTGTCTGAAAAGTTTGAATTTGATTATCGTCAGCGTCCCTGTGTGAAGTTGCTGTTCCTGAAGACAATACTTTAAGACTTGACCACGAATAATCAGTACCACCTGCATAATACGAAGTACCACCATTATTACTAAATCTAACTCTTATTCTTTCACTTCCACCCGCATTAGTAGTTACACCTGTAAGAAAAAATATATGATGTTTATAAATATCTTCTTTTAAATTAAGAAAGTCATTATCTTGTGATGTTGTAATTTCGATAGTTTCAATATGTTCTAACTTTCCGCCCCATTGTTTATTATTTATTAGTTCGGTAACATCATTAGGCGTGTAGATACCACTATTATTAAATTTTTGATTGGGGTATTTACCAATTACACCGTAACTCATAGTAACCCCTTATGTGATTTCTAATATATTAGCCTGCGCAATCAGATCGCCTGACGCATTTACACCTTTTATCTTTATACTATCGCTTACTTCTAAGAATATCTTGTCTGTACCTGTTACAGATAACGAGCTATCTGCGGGAACAGTAATTGTACTTGCTATCTCTGTATCAGCGCTAGCAGAACTATCCCTGATCGCTACTGTTACTGCGTCATCTACAGCACCGTCAATATTAGTAACCCTTAACGATACTAATACTGCGCTAGTAGCTGACGGACAAGTGTACATAGTTTGATAACTTGAAGTAATTGCTAATCTAGCATTTTTATAAGTTTCAGCCATATTTTACCTTTCTATCCTAAAGCCAATATTAGTCCAACGCTTGCGCCCGAAGGTGCTAGATTGGCTACATCTTGGGCAGTTGTTTTCTTTAAATTATTACTGTCATCAGCGTCGCCGATCAGAATAATGTCTGATCCTGCAACTGTAGCTGAAGTAGCTGAATTAGGGGAAATAGCTAAAGTTGAACTGAAAGCACCACTTGTAGCACTCGTTCCGCCCGAAAGACCTGAAGTGCCTGCTGTTGTAATAGTTACACCTGTAATATCGCCTTCGCCTATAAAACTAGCCCAAGCAGATCCATTGTAAAATTGAAGTGTGTTAGTGTCTTTTAAAAAACAAAACATACCTTCTGCGTCATTAGTTCCTAATGCACTATCTCTAGCTGTTGCGTCTGCGTAAACCTGAATAACTTGATCTTGTATAAATGTTTGAAACTCTGTAGCACTAATTAAATCGCCTGTACTATATTCTTTCCAACCTGCACCCGCCATATTATATAAACCTTTCTATAACTCTAACTATAAGCGAAACGAGTACCTTCGCCAAGTTTAGCTGATCCTAATATCCAAGCCGAAGATCCCGCAGGACTAAGAGTAGCAGACCACGACCAAGATTGCGACGATCCATTTACAGTATGCTGTATGCTTTCTATTAATAATTCGTCTTCAACTGTTGTACCGCTTGGATCTTGAATTTTTACTTTAATACGATCCCCGAACTCACGATCTAAAACTTGTGTCCAAAGTCCTGTATTATCTCTAGGATTAACAGTTAACCTATCAACTCTTACTATGGGAAGTGAAGTTTCTGCTATTTTCTGTTCTATGATCGATAAAACATCACTATCGGAAACATTGATCGTAGTTTTTGTAGATCCCTTAGCTGTATATCTAAGAACACTATCCGCGTCTGATATATATTGTGTTGATCCGCCTTCTCTAGTCCACTCATAAACATTAATTATCTCGTTATCATCAAGACTTAAACTAACATCAGTATAAGGAAGATCAGTACCCGTATTACTAAAAGTACCCTGAACATTTATAGCTTTAGTATTAGACAACCTATAATCACGATTTCTAAAAGTAGCTTTTCCGTCTGCACTAATAAAAAATTGTGCGTTTTCTGCAAGTTCTACTTCTCTTAATGCAGATAAAACATTATCGGTTATTGTTTGTTGTTGAACATTTACGGTACCTGTTAAAACATCTCTTCTATTAGTAGGAAAACCTATTGCATTTAAGATCCTAGTAACACGATCAGAAGACAATTCTGTAACATCTGTATAACCTAATCTAGTTGACAATCCTAATTCACTAAACCCACCACGACCAATACGCCAAGATCTACTGTCTAAAACACCTGATTGAAAGATTTTAAATGCGTCAGTTGCTCTAAAAGTTACGACGCTGTCCTGCCCCTGTGCAGTAAAGACTACAGGGATTGTATCTAAAAATCCTTCAAATAAAACATAAGTACTTGAACTATAAGTCGCGCTGATCCTAATTCTTTTAAGTGGCTGTATTTTAGTTCTACCGTTAGTACTGTCATAATAATAAGTAGTCTGACTTGGATTAAACCTGTTATCTGTATTAGAAAGAACTATTTGTGCTGATCCTGCACCAAACTGACCAAGCTCATTTACTCTACCCCTATTAGTTGTAAACTGCCTTACATATTGGCTGATATCTGTAAAAGATTGTGTTTCATCAAAAGGATCACTATCAAATCCAACTTCTACTGTCAGATCAACATTACTATCAAAAGATATCGACATTAGACAATCGAAAGTCCGCGCTGTTGTGCTTTTGTTATTGCAGTAGCAACAGCATTTTCTACATCTTGTTCAGTTCCAAGAACTGCACCTGTTGTAACATTAATACTTACTGATCCGCTAGTAGCTAACATAGATCCTGCAAAACCACCTACACCACCACTACTAACAAAAGGTGTTTCTTCTTTTAATGCACCTGTAGGATCGAAGGCTTTTTGTGCAGGCTGTTTACCACCTGAAGTTCCAAGATCTACAGGTTTTCCTGATAAAGCAAATATTTCGCCAAATTTATTCATAACACGATCTAAATCGCCTTCTACTTTATCAGCCATAAGCGCTACTAATTGTTCAAAAGTTCCTAAAGCGCTTGCGTCTGCTAATGCTTTATCTAATTCAGCTTTAGCGATCGCCATTTCTAATAAGTTTTCTGTACTGTCGTCAGTTGCTTTAGCTAGTTCTTCTTTAGCAGTTCTATAATCATTAGTAGCTTTTTCAACTGCTTTTGTAGCTCTTTCGACATCTTCCTGCGCTCTGATTAGATCTTGTTCAGCTTGTTCTTCTTCTCTAGTAGCTGAAGTGCTAGCTAATGTTATTTCTTCTAATCTTCTTTTAGCTAGTTCAAGTTCTTTATTCTGTAGCGTAGATCTTTCTTCTATATCTGATAATCTTTGTACCGCGTCAGCTTGTCTAAGGATCGCGATTTCTTCTTCTAATGTAACTTGTTTACTTAATTCTTTTTGTCTATTTAATTCCTGTTCAGCTAACTCAACTGCTTTAATAGCTTTTTCTTGATCAGTTTGAGCGTCTTCTAAACTATCTAATCTATCTTGTTCTTCTGTTTCAAGATCTATGATGTTTTGTTTTATATCTTCGATCTTTTGATATGCTTTAAAAACTTTATTTAATGCGCCTAATCCTTTTTCATTTCTTAATGCAACTAACTCTTCTTCTGCGTCGTTTAGCTCTTCTGTTACTTCTGTAGCTGTTTGTACTGTCTGATTTAATCTATCTTGTTCTATTTCGTATCTATGTGCGTTATTGATCCTATCTCTGTTAAGTGCTGTAGATCTTTCTATTTCTTCATTTAATCTAGCTGTATTGATCGCCATATTTGACATTAATCGATCGTTTTGTTGTGATCTTAGGATCTCTTCTAATCTTTCTTGTTGCTCAACAAAGTTGACCATTGGGGATCCGCCACCCATAGCACCTGCAAAAGCACCACTTAACATGGCTATTCCTTTTGCTTGTTCTTCAATACTCTTTACAGGTGCGTCGCCTTTAAGTCTTAAAATTACTTCATCTAAGAACTGATTACCTAATCCGATTGCGTCTTCTAATGCAGGTGCAAACTTATCAGCTAGGATCAATCCTATTTCTGCAAACTTGTCGCCTGCTAGTCCTACTTGTTGCGATAGAGATTGGATCTGTTTATCTGCTACTTCTTCAGTTGTTCCCCCGCTATCTCTAAGAGCGTTTTCGTATTCTCTGATCTTATCTGTTGATCCTGATAAGATCTTAACCGCGTCAGCCACACCACGATTAAGACCTAATTGATCTAATGTACTTGCTTTAAGTTCATCGGACATAGGTTTAAGTACACGATCAAGCTCTTCAACTATGTCAGCAACATTTCTCATATTGCCTTCAGCGTCAAACATTTCTAATCCAAGTTTTCTAAACTCTTCCCCGTTCTTCGCTGTAGCTCTTGGAATATCTCTTAAAACTTGATTTAACTTCTCGCCACCTTCGGCACCTTTAACGCCTGCGTCTGCAAAGACAGCAAGAACAGCGACGCCTTCTTCGATATCTTTATTAACAACTTTTAACGCGGATCCTGCTTTAGATGTAAGAGCCTCTGAAAACTGTTGAACACTTGCGTTAGCTAAGGTGTTAGCTTTGACTAATACATCAGTTACCCTAGTTAAGTTTTCTAAGTTTTGTTGTGCGTCATTTACAGTAAGACCTAATGCGGATTGTGCGTCAGTAGCCAAGTCAGTAGCAGTAGCCATATCGAACATACCTGCTTGGGCAAACTTAGCAACTTGGGGAAGTGCTTGGATCTGTTGTTCTGCGTCTAAACCTGCGGACGCTAGGAAGAAAAAGCTCTCTGCTGATTGTTGAGCTGAAAAGGAAGTAGTAACAGCAACTTCTCTCGCAGTTTGTTCCATACGGCGTTGCTGATCTTCAGTAGCACTCATGATCGCTAATGATTGTGTCATAGCGTCGTCAAACGCCATAAATTGTCTAGTTGCGCTCGATAGAGCTTTCGCCATAGCTACTGCGCCTGCAACAGCAGTAACGCCCATAGCTTTTCCGAATTTACCTAACCCCTTAGAAGATTTATCGCCCGACTTACCGATCCCGTCTAATTGTCTTTTAGCTAGATCAGCACCCTTAGTTATTATGTTTAAAACTATATTTGATACAGCCATTTATCGTCTGTTCCTTTTCTTCTTCATTTCTGCGTCTGCAAGTGCTTGGGCTTTATCGCGGGCTTTCTTTTCCCATAAATAGAAATAAGCCCAATCATTAAATTCCTTAGCACTCATCTTACTATGCAACTCGCCTACCGTCATGCTTAGATCACGGGCTAAACGAAAAGAAAAGGCTAGATCGGTATCGAGATCAAAACTGATCGGCGTCTTCCGCCGTACCCCCTAAGCCATTTAGTTTGTTGATTTCTACAAAGATCTGATCGACTATCTTGCTATCTTTCTCGTATAGACTATCAATTAGATCGTCATCTAATTCAGGATCTACTACGCACTCTTTTAAAAGATGTATTTGATATTCAAAAGCGTCTAATTCAGTATCTTTGAGCAATCGACCAAGTTTAACAGCCATACCTTTTGACATACCTTTAATCTTGATCGAAAAGCCCCACTCATCAATATTTATTATTTTTTCAGGCACATCAGGAAGACCTAAGATGTCTTCTCGACTAAGCCTTTTAAGATTTTCACTCATTGTGCGTCCTATCTATTTATTTAGTGTGTACCTCTAGTAACCGCGTCAGAAACTTGTAGATCTGCTGAATAAGCAACCACATCGCCGACAGGGCTAGAAATAGCATAGTTTGTTAATATTGTTTCGCCTGTGTATTTTACTGCGCCTGATCCTGTTCCTTCAGGGGAATATTCAAAACTTAATGTCGCAGATTGTCCTAATACAGCGCCGAATATTGCGTCTGCTGTACTATCCCAAAGACCGCTTAAAGAAATTGTAGCGTCTTTCAATCCAACAATATAAGTTTTATTGTCCTTCCCAAGTACTGTTGTTTCCGCAACATCAGCAGTTTCAGGAAAGTCCACATTATTTACATAAGCCGATATATCTGTAAGTGATCCACCTGAATTATCAAGTTTAAATACACTATCTTTTCCATGAACAAAAGCCATTTTTTATCTATATCCTTTCTTAATTGTTTCTTCCAAAGCCAATTATAACAGCGAAACTTGGTGTAGATCCGCCTACTGTATATTCGACTTTTAGATATCTATTTACTGTAGTACCTTTCGCAACCGCTTTAACTTCGCTAGTTGCTGAAGTTGCTTGGGTAAAAGTTACTAGATCAGCGTAAGTACTGTTATCAGCACTATGAGTGATCTTAGCGTCTAAAGTTGGGGCTGTTCCACTAGCAGAAGTAACGATAATAAAAGCGCCACCCCCGTTAGCTGTACTTGCTGAATTATCTCTAGCTGTTCCTGATCCTGTAGCTGTAACAGTTGCATTTTCAAGAACAGTACCATTAAAGATACCTTCATCAGATTGAAAGTCAGCACTAAAAGCAACGATATCGCCTACAGGACTTGAAATCCCATAATTAGTAAAGTTACCTTTTCCAAAACTTACACTATCAGTAGCGTCAACACCGTCAATCCCCATGACTAATTCTTGACCACCTGTGCCGAGATTAGTTGCAATAGGACTATCTGCTGTAGCGTCGAAAAATCCTGCAACTGTTATAGTGCCGTCTTTTCCGCCTGCTATGTATGTTTTAGCTGATTTTCCAAAAGTTGTACTTTCTGCGATGTCTGCTGATCTTGTAGCGTCAGCATTGTTTAAATAGCTAGAAAGATCGGTGCTGTTCAAAAATACTTTAGTGTCCTTACCGTGTTTAAACGCCATTACTGACCGCCTTTACAAGTGTCGGGACAACTTCCACAACAATTCATTATTTCTTCCTTCTTCCTGATCCTGATCTTCGTCTTCTTCTTCTAGTTCCTGATCCTGATCCTGATCCGTATCTTCCGTAACCCATTATATTATTCTTCTTCCTTATTATTCAACTCTTGCATTTTTTGTTCTTGATATTCTTTAGCATTTACTTTGATAACAAGTCCCTGATCTAATAACCACTTAGCAGGTTTTTTATCAATGCTTTCGCCTGCTTGGATCTCTTTATCTTTAATTTTTAAATTTACTGTAGCTATATACATACTTCTATCCTATCACTTCTACTACAAATTCCACGCCAAGTAAGTTAGTATTATTTAACTCGAAAGCGCCGTAATCTCTTACTTCTGTAACTCTAACAGAAGACGCTACACCACCCAAAGTTAGATCGCTTTCTATTGCAGACTTCATAGAGTTAGTTCCTGAAGTCTTTATAAACTGATCTAAAGTTTCTTGGCTGTCCTGTCCGTCAACATTAGCGACAAACAATCTAACAGGGATCAAGTATTTATCTGATCCCCTAGCCATAGTAGTATCGTATTCTAAAGTATCAAGCACCCCAACTACTGCTAAAGGTGGCTCAGCTCTATCAGGTACATAAGCGTAAACATCAACGATCGTGATGTTGTTTGAAATATTAGTTGCTATTCCTGATCTTAGTTGTGTCAAAGTCGCCATGACTTGATGATAGCATAGATCTAGGATCCTTCGATAGTCTTGTAGATTTCTGTATGATCTATCTGCGTAACTTGATCTTTAAGATCCTGAAGTTTAGATCTGAAGATCTGATCGCATTGATCTTCTGATTTTCCTTCTATGATCAGATCAATAGTTCCTTCAACTGAATATAAGATCTTTACTTTTTTATTTAGATCTTCTTTGATCCATGACTTTAGATCTTCGGACAATCCGCCCTGAA